CTTTTGTTAAACTATGATAAACACCCTCTAGCCTACACTTTGAAACTATTGTTATATAGCGGTATGAGAATAAATGAGCTGTTAGATATTGAAACTAAAAATGTTCATTTAGAAGAAGGTTATATTATAGGTGGAAATAAAACTAAAGCTGGTAAAGATAGAATTATACCTATCCATAATGAAATAAAACCATTAGTTACAAAAATTTATAATCCTGATCATAAATATTTAGTGGTTACACCATTCCATAAACGGAAAATATCGTATAACAACTATCTAGCCTACTTTTGGGATAACATGAGGAAAGATTTAAACTTAACTCAAAGTCCACACTCCACCAGGTATACTTTCACCACCACTCTTTTAGAAGGTGGAGCTGATAGAGTAGCAGTACAAAGGATTATTGGCCATAAAAATATGGATATAACGGATAGATATACTGATAGAAACATTGAAAGATTGAAAGAAGAAATAAACAAATTAGCATATAACTAAAGTTATAAAGCACTATACCTTTAGTTACATAGGTAAAATTGCTATAAGTTGTATTTATACCTAAAGTTATAGTTATTAAAGATATTCTGTATACCGTTTGTATATTGCTATGTATATTATAGACACTTTTTTTAAGGATTTGAGAGTGTCACGTAAGTAGTACTGTTAGTAGTAAAGCCTCTAACATAAGGAATAAAATAATTGAGTAAGAAGTCTTATAAGACTACCATAAGAACCCCCAAACCTTGATAAATAAAGGTTTTTAAAGTGAATTGTATATTACATGTATATTATAATTATTAAGGAGTATTTTCATCATGACTAAACTAAAAGATATGAGATTATATAGAGGATTATCCCAACAAGAACTAGCTGAAGCAGCTGGCCTTAATATTGGAACTTTAAGACACTATGAGCAAGGATCTAAACTAATAGATAATGCTAAACTTGAAACAATATTAAAATGTGCTTTAGCTCTTCAATGTAATTATACAAGATTATTAGAGAATAAAGAAACCATTGGTTTAATTTATGAAACCTTTAAAAACGCTAAATATTAGGTATAAAAGTATATGACTAAAAAATAAAAACGCCTGAAATTTGATTTTCAGGCGTTGTTTTTTCTCTATTTTTGTTTCAATTCAGCTTCATAGTTTCTATCTATCTTATTATCTATTGTAACCAGATTATTTGAAATTATATCAAGTGATTTTGCTATATTTTCGTTACTAGTTGCTAAAGTTTTAAGCATTTCTGTATTATCTTCTAGCATTTTAGTATTTTTCTTTTTATCCTCAATAAAAACCCAAATAAATAAAGCAGCCATTATAACCGTTCCTCCATATTGGAAAATTATTTGTATTATTTCAGCTATATCCATTATTCTATCACCTCCACCGTCAAAGAGGTTCTACCACCGTAAGTATTACCTCCAATTTTATCAGTTGAACTTCCTGTATAATAAATCATGTATATAATATCTCCTTCTTGAACATCAGCAAGTATAGGCATAGCTTCTACATTACCTGGTTGACTTTGTACTAAGGTTTGCCATGACCATGAAAGAGTATTATTAGCACTATAAGAGTTTTTAATAATTCTTAAATGCTTAGATCCTGTAGCTGTTACAGTATCATAACTAATCATACCGCTTACTAAAACTTTGGTTATACCCGCTCCTATTTTAATTCCTCCATCATTAGTTATCGTTAATTTACTTCCAGCGGTATTACTTAAATCAAAAGGAATTATAGTATAAGTATTAACCGCTAAATTAGTTATAGCAGCACTTAAACTAACTGTAGCTACATTTCTTTCTAAATTTATTCCGTTGCTTTCTATACTTTCAGGATCTGAAGGAAAACAATTTATACCTACTGACCTTAATAATCTATCAAAAAAGACTATAGGCATACCTATATCAACGGTTAAATTATAAGTAGTACTTCCAAACAAGTCTTTAACAATTACTTGAACATTCCACTCATATTTATTATTTAAGTTAATAACTGAAGTAACTCCATCTTGTAAAGTAACTGGAGTACCATAGTCACTATCTGTAACTTTTTTGTATTGACATTGAATAGTAATTTTATTTTTACCGTCAATACTAGAATAATCAGCGTTTACGTTTATATCAGTATTATCGTAATAATTACTTTCCCTTTGACAAGTGATTATAGCAGTTGGAAGCTGCCAATCCAGCATAGTTACAGTTATACTTTTAGTTGTACTTAAACCTCTACTATCAGTTAGAGTTACTGTACCTGTAATATTCATTCCACTATCAATAACAATGTTATTTACTGAAGCTGTAGAACCGCTAACTGTTAAGTTATAATTATTACCGTTTAAGCTTAATTTACATGAACTTATAGAAGCTCCATTTATAGCAGCTAAATTACTAGCAGTAAACTGTACTTTACTTTGCTGACTTATAATTTGTTGGTTATTGCCAGTTATGCCCGTAGTTGTAGTATTTGTATCTTTATAAGTTACTGTACCTATATTTGGAGTACAAATATTAGTATTTATCGAATATGTTCCACCAGTTGTAGTGGTAACCTTTGAACCATAAGTAACTTTAACTTTATAAGTTCCACTCTTAGCGTTTGGAATACTGTTATAAAAAGCATTTACAACCGCTGTACCATTATAACCAGTTATAGAAGTATTTGTAGTAGTATCATTAGTACATTGGCTATTATTAGCTCCTAAAATATTAACTGTAACACTCCTATTAAGTGGGTTATATAGGCCTATTGTAAACTTATTCCCTATTGTAAAGTTTGGTGTAGAATTAGCATACGGATAATTATAAGTAGTAACCGCTAAAGCTGAACTATCCGTAGTTAGTTGGTTATCTTTTCTTCTAACCCTTGTTTTAATATTATAAGTTGTATTGGCTGTTAACCCATTTATAGTATACGTACCGCTTTTACCATCTGTAACATTTACACCAGTCCAGCTAGAACCGTTATTAGTTGAATACCATATATAATCAATTATGTTATCGCTTGACCAGTTCATAGTTATAGCTGTTTCTGTTTTACCTGCTAGAGTTTGAACCGCTGTAGCATATCTAGGTATTTTATCTAAAGTAACATTAGCTGAACCATTAGCATAAATGATATTACCACCAACATTACAACTTATTGTAGTTGTTTTAGTTCCGTCATTATTATGAGGAACTGTATAAGTCTTACTTAAAAGTGTTAAGCTCTTTCCTGGAGCTAAATTAAAGCTTGTAGAACCTACGCTTTGAGAAGTACCGTTTACAGTACAACTTGCGGTATAACTACCATAAGTAGAAGCGGTTGAGCTTGAACTCTTACTAGCAACTATAGTTACAGTTACAGTAGAAGTATTAGCTATTGATCCATTACTTTTAGAGCTCCAATTACATTTAAAAGTAATATAAGAACTTGTAGAACCAGTTCTTGTTAAATTAAAACTACCACTAGCCATTATTACCACCTCCCGCTACTGAAACTAAACCTATACCATCATTAGTAACATTATTGTTACTATCAGTAAGAGTTATTGGTATAAATCTTAATTTATTACATAGTGTTATTTCCTCTTCAACTACACTTTTTTTCATGTGAAATTCATCTTTTGTTACCCAATAAATTTGATTACCTAGTCTGTCATAACCAACAAAACCTACTTGATTATTCATTTGAATGTATGAACCATCTTGACCGTACATTTTTAAACCATTCTTATTAAACTCACCTATTAAGTGGTTAGCTTCATCATAAATTTCTAATTGACCATAATCATTTAAGTTAGAACCTAATTTTAAAGTTCCACCTTTGATTAAATCGGCTGTTAAATTTATAACGTTTATAGCTTGCATATTTAAAGTACCGTCAATAGTCCATGCTGAAGTAAAATTACCATTTATACCGGTTTGACTAAATCCTATACCAGCTGAATTTATTCTAATTACGTAAGTAGCAGTTTCTTTAGGTAAAGTATCAACTATAAGGATCTGATCCCCATCATATACAACGTAACTATCACCCAAAACACTCATAATTTTATCTTGAGCAGCTTGAATATCAGCGTTAATAGTTATTTGAGCATTTACTATTTGTTCGTTAGTTTGGTTGGTTACTGAAGAGGTAATATTACTAACTAAATTAGATAGTTTCTTTTTGAAGTTACCAAACTCTAATTCTGTATATTTACCTAAAATGCAATCATAATCATAACTTATAATATTAGTTATCATATTCAAATTTAGTCTTTCATCTATAACTACTACAGTATCTCCAATATCCGTTATTTTCTCCAGGTTGGCTTTTAACGTGTAATTTATTTGAGGTAATGAATTTACTTGTATATAAGCTGTAGCTTGTTCTCGTAAATCCTCGATTAAAGCTTCTTGATATGCTTGTTCATCTAAATTACCATCTTCATCTGTAAATTGCTCCTGATCTACGTTTTGGGTAAAAGAAACTGTTTTTGTATAAGGTATATCATATTGAATATCTGAAGTAATATAAGTTTCAGGAAGAAGCAGTCCATCTTGACCTACTGGAAGTAACTCTGTTACAACATTATCCCAGTTTTCCTCTGTAGTTATTTCTTTTAAGTTTTTAGCATATCTGATAGTAACTCCATTATCCTGGCCTATATTTTCTCTTATACCAATATTAAAGTTATCTCTTACTAAATGACCTCCCCAACGTTCAATAATAGTGTTTATAGCGTCATACAAAGAAGTTCTAACACATCTATAACTATTAACCGTTGGAACATCTGAAATAGTTGTAAAAGGTGAAGTTGGTTGTGTAGCAGAATTTAAGTGATCCAAAACGTCATTGCAAGTTTTTTCTACTACGTAACTATCTTGAATTAAGTAATTTAAGCTATCGTAAAAAACATGATTACATTTAACACTTATTTTTTTGCGTGTTTTTATAGGATTATTAACTCTAAAAGCTTGATCGCCCTGTGGAGTAGGAGCTACTAAAATAGCTCCCTCCACTAAATCTTCAACATAATCTAAACTAGTTTCTAAATCCAAATAAAAAGAGCCGTTATCCTCTTTATGGATTTTGGCTCTTGTAGGAATTATTATTTTGTCACCATTGCTTGAAAATAATTTATCGGTTGAATTAAATAATTTAATCATTTATTTTTTGACCTTTCTTTTTATAATATTAAGCATAATTATTATTAGTAAATACGTTTGGAAGATAAGTTAAAATTCCAATATTAAGCGGGTTTGAAGATACATTATTACAAACAAAAATATTATTAGATAAATTGGTTGTACTTTCAGTTGCGAGTACCTTTCCTGGATTATTATAAAATGTGTTATTACAAATAAAAGACTTATTATTACTTTCAAAAACAATAAAAACTGTTTCAACACTTCCTTTTACTAAATTATTTATAAAAATAAAATCTGCTGTTCTAAAAAGTGGAGCCATAACATTTTTAGTAATTTCAATATAACTATTTTTACAAACTATTTTTTTGCCTGCAGTAGAAGTTAGCCTTTGGAAACTTTCAATATAACAGTTATCAATTATAATTTCTAAATTTTTTCTTGCTAAAAAAACATAAGCTCTATTATTAGCATAATTGCTATCAGTATATATAAAACAATCATTAAGCTCAATTATATGTGTTACATTTTCATTACCGCCTAAACCTATGCCAATTTCTGTATTTTCAAATCTACAATTATTACAAATTGGGTGTACTGTATCATCTGTTCCGTAAGTAAAAAATGTTGTTGACAAAAACTTACAATTATTAAATTTTTGTGTATGAACATCAAGACCTGAATAAAAAGTACAATTATTAAATTCAGTAGTAATATCATAATTTAATAATTGATTAAATCCATTTAAAAAAGTACAATTATTAATTAAAATATTTTTTGAATATTTCGTTATAATCAATCCATTTTTTGAAGAATTATCAAAAGTACAATTCTCAATTAAGATATTTGTAATTGGATTATTTGAAAAACTACATTCAATATCAATACAAGATTGTGGAGCACCGCCTGAAATGTTATGGATATAGCAATTTGAAATTGTTATATCATTACAACTGGTTAATGAAATTCCTTGCCTTCTACTATTATATAGATGACAATTTTTTATAATAATATTCGTATCATTTTTAGTTACATCAGAAGCATTATCACCAATGCAAATACAATCAGCCCAACCATTAGAAATATTACAATCCTCAATAGTTATATAATGACTGTTAATAGTTCTAATTATTCCTGAATCCCAATGTTGTGAAACGTGAGTATCTTTATCTCCTATAAAAGTTCCGCCTTTTAAAGTACAATGTGAAACGTTATTAAATAAAATCATAGTTGGAGTATCATCAGTATTGCCATCAATTAGTTCTAGTGTAGCTCCATCACTAATTGTTAAATTTTGATTATTGTTAATTCTAATTCCTTTATTTAAATCTAAATCATAACAATTTCCTAGCGTATTTATCATATAATGGCCATCTGGAATATACACATTATTGCAATTTGCTAACGCTGTATTTATTGCAAAAGTATCATCAGCAACCTCATCTCCCTTAGCTCCAAACTGTTTTACATTCACACTAGAACTAATTATCATTTTAGCTTTTAAGCCGTTATCTAATTCTATAATATCTCCATTGTTAGCTACTAAAGTATTATCATCTACAATTTGATATTCTGCTCCACCACCATCATCAATATTGTAATAACCTAAAGTTTTACAATGTATGCCAGCACTTATAGTTGTATCAGCTTTCATAACTGCAACCGTATTATAAATACTTGTACTCATTGCTCTACTCATTTCTCCATCTGACAACTTAAAAGTGTGTGTTCCGTTTACGTCTGTTAGTGTAATAGTTGCAACCCCATTTTCTTTTTTTGTTGTTATTAAAGGACTCATAGCATTTGTTACAGTAAAAGTTTCAGTAGTGTTGTCATTGTAAGTTATAGTATAAGTATCAACTAAACCATCAGTTGAAGTTTTTTCAATACTTACTATTCCCTTACCATTGGTAACCGTAAAATTTTGGGTTCTTCCATCATCAAAAGTAATTTTATAAGTATCAACTAAAACATCACTTAATATTTTTTCCAAAGACTTGATCCCAAAACCTCTTTCACCTTTAACCATGTAAGCTCTAACATTATCTTTATCATTTGAATTTCCTTCAATAATTATCATTTTAGCCATATATTATTCCCCCCTTGCACTTTCTTGCTCTAAAATAAATTTACCCTTCATAATAGTAAAAACATCACCATTAACACTTGCTTGTAAGTCATAAAAATAGCTCCCTGACTGAATATTTTTAGTATCAGCTGGAGCTATTCTTACAACGTATTTTCTTATATCGTTTTCTTCATCATATTCAACTAAACTTATTCCATTATTTAAGCTTTTTTCAAATATAATCTCACTATTATCGTTCAAATTATCCCTACAAGTAAAATAAATGCTGTCTAAATCTTGGCCTAAATTCTCAACCGTTAAGCTGCTAGAATAAGTATCACCTTTAACGTGTCTTATATTATTGTAATAATAATTCATTAAACACCTCTCCTTTCTAAATCCATCTCGAATAATTACTTATTTCTATTTGAGTTATATCACCAGTCCAGCTTATTGTATTATTTCCAACGTTAAGTCTGAAATTATCATAATCACCGGTAATATATCTATTAAGTAATTGAGTATCGTTATAAGCTTCCATTAAGTTAGTATCAATGGTTATATAATCAAAGCTTCCTAAATCTATATTAAATAAAATTGAACCATTTAGACTTAACGCTATCGTTCCACCACCATAAATAGTTATAGTTGGTTTTGAATAACTATTTCCGCTGTTTCGGATAGATATAGTTTTAGTTGGATTGTCATTAGTTACTTCCACATTCAAATTAAAATTAAGATCAACGTTTGGAGTGATATAAAACCATAAATAATTATAAGTAGTGGTTTCAGTTATTGTATCTGTTTGTGTAGCTGTACTATTATTAAGTAAGCTTAAATAATTTCCTCCAAACGTTTCGGCATTGGTTGGAACACTTTCGATTAACCTCATAGGACAAGCATTAGCTCCAGTTCCACTACAAGTAGCTTTCAAAGTGTAATTTCCAGCTGCTAAAATTAAAGGATTGATAGGTAAATATACTTCCGTATATCCATTTACACCTTTACCACTAATATTTATTGAACCATTATTCATATCTAAAGTTATTCCGTTTTGAGTTTTAGAATAATTATTAAAACTTAATAAATTGTTATAAATGTTAAATGTTTTTTCATTATCTTCCAAACTATATTTAAACGGTTGAACGTGCATAACTACAGTAGCAGTTCTAAACCTTATTAAACGTTCAAAGTCAATCTGATCCAGGATCTGATAATTATAATATTTATCCTTTTCATTAGAAAAAGTAACCGTTCCTTCACTATTAAAGTATTGGATTACTTCATCTATATCAAAATCACCATATAAACCTATAGTAAATTCTTTATTATAAGCTGAATATCCAAGCTTAGTTACTATATCACCATCTCTACCATCTATTTCTTCAACTTCAGTTCTTATAAGTGGTTTTGTAATAGGAGGTAATTCTGATATTAGCAACCCTTGTATATTAGTACTCATTTGACCATTTAAAATTATATAATTCACTAAAAACCACCCCCTAATTATAAACCACTCTAGTAACTGTACGTTCTACAAACTCTCCAGCTACTTCATCATCAAGTTCAATTTTCATTTGACTTAAAGCTGTTTTAAAAGCTTCAATCATATCTATATTATTTTCAGTTTCACTTACTTGAGCTATTCTACTTCCAGCTACACTTACATTAGACATTTTACCTATATCAGTAATAGCACTTGTATTTATAGTATCTGATAAACCAGTATTCATAGCTCCAATAACAGATTTACCAAAGTTAGAAACTTGTTTCAAAACCGAACCCGCTTCAGAACTAATACCCAAACCTAAACCTCGTAGTAAAAATTCACCCATCTCTTTAGTAGCTTTAGAAGGTGATTTTTCTTTTAAGCTATTTTTTAATTTTGATAATAAACTACTACCGAATTTAGAAATACTACCGAATACACTACTTTGTTTATCCTGGTTTTTAATACCTTTATTTACACCTTCAATTAAATCTTCACCAGCTGTTTTAGCGTCTTTATCCTTAGCGGTAATTTCTTTAATAACATCTGTTACAACTTTAGCCATTTCCTCTTTAGGTTTAGCTTCACCTTGTTTAACACCGTCAGCATACATTGTTACGTTGCCTTTACCATCTTCTTTAAATTCAATATTAGCTCCAGTTATTTCAGATAGTATTTTATCTAAACCTCCACTCCATTGTATTTTAGTAGCGTCTAAACCTGTTTTAGTTGCATTTTCATATTGTTTTAATGCTTTTTTATGTTCTTTTAATTGTTTTTCAGCGTCCTTAATTTGTTGATCATAAATATCAGAACCACTTTTCTTTTTTAATTCTTTTAATAAGTTTAAATTAGTTTCAGTAGTTTTAATTTGATCTTCTAAAGCTGCTTTTTCAGCTTCACCCGTAGCTTGATAATCTTTAACATAATTCCAATTAACTTGAGACATTTTATCGTATTCTCCAGCGTGAGCGGCTGCCATATTACTTTCATATTGGCCTATATCAAAAGCGTATTTTTCTAACAATCCTTTTTGAGTATCATAAGTACTTTGTATTTTTGCGGTATCTTCATCATAAGCTTTCATTTTTCCTTTTAAATTTTCAATTTGCAATCCAATAACTTTAGCATTTATATATTCTTCTTCAGTTCCATGTCTAGTCATTTCATTATATTTTTGTTGAGCTACCGCTAATTCATCTTCTATCGTTTTTCTTCCACTTTTTCTAGTACTTAATTCTTGTTCGGCTTTATTTAATTCATGTAAAGCCTGTGTTTGACCTTGAATAGCTTCTTTATATAAACTTTCTTGACTATCAAGTATTATTTGAGCTTTCTTTTTCTCCATTACTTTATCTATTGTAGATTTTAAATTATCATATCCTTGTATTACTCCATCTACATTTTTAATTTCAATTCCCAAAGCTTGAGATAAAGTAGAAGTAATAAAAGAAGCTCTTTCTTCATATCCTTTTTTAACTTTTCCATTCTGATCTACAATACCTTGTAGTTCATCATATAAGCTTTCATAATGATTTATTTCAGTCATACCAGCGTTAATTTGTTCTTGTTGAGCTTGTCTTAAATCATCATAAGCTTTACTTGCTTCATCAGCTTTTTGAGCAGCCTCTTCTATAGCTTGAGATTGAGCTTTTTGAGCTTCAGTTACTTCATCTGTTTTACCTTTAACAGCGGTATACACTCCAATTAAAGCAGCCACTCCAGCTATTACTATTCCTATTGGATTAGCTTTCCAAGCTGCATTAAGTAGATTAGTAGCAGCGGTTAAAGCTCCTGTAGCAGCAGTACCAGCTACTTTACCAGCTGTATTAGCAGCTTCAGCAGTTGTATTTATATTAATAGCAGCAGTAGCTACAGCCGTACCTTTAGCTATATCTAAAATAGTTTTTGTAGTATCTGATAAAACCTTCGCAAAACTTGCGACTTTTGCTATAGCAAAAGCTGAAACCATAGCGGTAACAGCTCCTACAACTAGACTTCTATTTTTTATGAACCATTCAAAAGTTGTTATCAAAGGTTTTAGTTCCGGTATTTCCTTTTTTATCTTTGGAAATACTTCAGTAACTATACTCATCATGAGTTTTTTAATACCTTCAACTACTTGTTTTATTCTAGGAACTAAATTTTTACCAGCTATAACAACGCTACTTACAAATTCATCAGTTTTTTTACTTAAATCTTGATTGCCATCAGCTATAGCAACTGATAAATTTTCCCAACTTGCTTTCATTGAACCAGCTGATCCTTGAATAGTATCAGCAGCTTCTAAAGAAGTAGTTCCCGTTATACCCATATTTTGTTGAACTTTATGAATAGCCTGTATAATCTGATCAAAACTTACTTTTTGATCTAAGTTTTTAGCGGTTAATTCTTCTCCAGCTTTACCTAGAATACCACTTTCTTTAACAAGCCTTGCCATTTCAGATTTAGTACCACCATAACCAAGTTTTAAGTTATCAAGCATAGTATAATTGTCTTTAGCGAACCCTTGATAAGCGTTTTGGATCATCTCAATAGAAGTACCCATTTTATTAGCATTATCAGACATATCAATAATAGCCATATCAGCTATTTTAGCAGCTTTTTCAGTATCTCCGCCTAAACCTTGTAACAAACTAGCACTAAAAGAAGTCGCTTGTTCCATATATCTATTAGCACTTATACCCGCTGTTTTATAAGCTTTATCAGCGTATTCTTGAACTGTACCAGCACTATCTTTAAATAGTGTTTCAACACCACCTACTAATTGTTCATATTCACCATAACTATTTATAGCTTGTTTTCCTACACTAACAACCGCTCCACCTAGTTTTTTAAGTCCGTTAATAGCTGAACTAATAGCTTGACTTGCTAAATTAGCTAGTACACCTTTAAGTATAGTAAAACCTTCTCCACCTTTTTCAGCTTGTTTACCACTATCTTCAGCTTCATCTCCCAAATCATTTAGAGCTTTTTCAGCGTCTTTAATAGTTTTATTGGAGTTGTTAATTTCGCTCTTTAAATTAGACATAGCGGTTTTACTTTCGTTCATAGCTTCAGTACTATCTATTAACTCTTTTTCTAATTTATCAACTACTTCAGCTTGCTTTTTGTATTCATTAGAATTTTCTCCACTAGCTCTTTTAATACGTTCTAGTTCAGTAACCGCTTGTTTATATTCTCGATTAAGTAAATTATGTTTTGTAGTTTGATTTTGCAAAGCTACTTGATAAGAAGCATAAGAACTTTTAGCTTTAGCAAGTTCAGTCTGTTGAGTTTTAATAGTATCATTTAATTGTTTTTGAGCTGCTGCTGAATTTTTAATAGCTTTATCACTAGAATTAAAATTAGTTGTTTGAGCTTTTAAAGCAGTAGACATACTTTGTAAGCTTGATATACAGTTTTTTATTGCTTGTCTATATTCACTTTCACCAGTTAATTTAACTGATCCACCGAATGACATATATTTACCTCCTTTCTAAAACCACCTATCAGCTTTTTGTGATTTTATTTTAATTTCTGAATAAGTTGTATTGTTTTTATAAAGTCTTAACTCTACATCAAAAGTTGATTTATAATGATCGTATAACTTATTAAATAATCTTAAAGTTAATCTTCCAGTTTCCTTAAAAGATAAACCTAATTTTGATTTCCCAATGAAGTAAAACCATGTAAAATCAATTACCGGATCAATTTCTTCTTCATCAGGAATTACACGTTTTTTTCATCACTCTTAGTACTTTCCATAACTGTTTCATTTAAAGTTTTAAGAGCTTCTTTTAAACCAACTTCAGTTAGTATTCTTCCAACTTGTTTATTAGTTAATTTCTTTTCTTTAGTTTCATTCTCTTCATTTTGAATATCTATACCTTCATTCATCATTGAAGTTAATCCAAAAATAACAGCTTTTGCGTTTGGTTCACCAGCGTTTTCAGATCCATCTGTAAGTTCTCCCCATTTATCTATTGAGCCGTATTTATCTTGAATTTCTTCCATGACATTAAGATTGAAAACTAATTTATATACTTTATCTTTATATTTGATTTCACCATTAAAATCTTTCATTTCATTATCCTCCTAATATAAAAATAAAGGGTAGACTATTAGCCTACCCTTAATGTAAATCTTATTCACCGTCTGTAGTACTTGCTGTAGAAGCAGTTAATAACCCCTCTAAGTAAGTTATAGCAGCTTCTTTAGTACTAAACACTTGACTAACTGACCATAGGCCATTACCACATCGAGCTACTGTACCTTCCATTTCAAAAGTACCAAACTCAACGCTTTCACCTTTAGTATTATCTTCTTGAGAAGGTTCAGCGAATTTTACTTTATATAAGAACTCAACTCTATATTGATAAGCTCCATCTACCATTTCAGTAATTACTCTACCAAAACCAACATAAGGAGCTACGTCATTTGTATTACGTATTAAGTTTTGAGTTTCGCTGTCATAAGTGTGACCTAATAAATCAGCTTGCATTTGATAATCATATCTATCTACACCGATAGTTGCAGTTCCTCCAGAAAATGAAGTATCTGTTTCTTGAACTGTATCATCTGCGAATAATTTAGCGTCATTGTTTGAAATTTCAACATTACAACTGATAGCCTTAGCTGAAGTTTTAGCTCCACCATAAGAAGGTGTACCATCTTGAGCTTCAGTTAGTATTCCATATCTAAAATTAGTTAATCCTATTTTAGCCATTGTTTATTTCCTCCCTTTCAATAGCAAAACATAAAGTTTTATGAAAATAACCCGTATCAGGTTCATATAAATCACCTGAAGATCTTGAAGGTTGAAACATAAAACCGTTTTGCTTTAATATTTTTTTAACACTCTCTACTATTGGAAAATAATTTCCTTTACTATAAATATCAAAATCATAATAATCTATATAGCCAAGTAACTCATCATCACCGCTAAAAGAGTTATCCATATCTGTTAATTGATAAGTAATATAAGTTGTAGATTTACCGGTATATCTTAAAAAAGAAACTGGAATATTTTGACCATTGACTTGAAAATCAGTAAAAATAGTTTCAATTAAACTATTCATAATTTACCCCACGCCCATTTATAAACATAGCTTTCTTCTACGTTTTTCATAGCTTTTTCAATTTCTTTCTTCCTAAAAGATTTTCTCATAAAAGGCTTTTTAGGCCATGGATTACCATTACTTCTTCCGTACTCATATAATTGAGCTAGAAAAGCTACTGGAACTCCTTTAGTTGTAGAATAAAGTTTTCCATTAGCTCCACGCCTAGTAAAGTATTTACGGTTAGGATCACTAAAAGGTAAATATCCTGAAATATAAACCTTAGTATTTATACCACCATCACTAGGAGTTTTATAAGTTTTTGATAGTTTTATATGACTAGCTATAGCTGAACTAGGAGCATTTGATTTCATATTATTCATAGCTACATTCGCTCCAGCTTTAGTCATTTCACCTATCATTTCTTCAGCATTGTCATACATTTTTTTAAAAGCCTTCATTTCTTTATCAGGAATAATACTTTCAAATTTAGCCATTATTTCATCACTTCTTTACATTGCATTTCAAGTTCATGATTTTCCATATCTATATTATTAAGATATTCAATAGTAAAAGTCTTATTTTTATAATCTATAAACATTTGACGGTTAGAATTGATACTATCGTAATAAGAGTCTACAACTGTTTCACTATATCTAATAGTGAAATTTACTAAAGCTTTTTCAAAATCACTATTATTTTTAATGATTGTATAACCTTTAGTAGTTTTAACATGAGCATAAGGAGTTAAGACAACTTCAGTTGTATTAACTGGGAAGCCGTCTTGATCCTTACCTTCTATGATTTTATAGATTGTTATTTTTTTATTGTAATTACCAGCGTTAATCATCATCTGTCACCGTTGGCAATAAATTTATACTGTGCATACCAAGAATAGTTTCAACCACTTTATTTAAGTTGGAATTATCAACATATAAAGTACGGTTATCCCACATATCCTGGCATAAAATAAAGACAACTATCACAAAATCAGGAAAGTTGTCTAAATCTGTTTGACCAGTATAGTTTGATATAAAAGTTTTAGAAACATTTATTAAAGTAGTAAGAGTGTTTTGATCATCTTGAGTAACCTCACTTAATCGAATGTAATCAGCTACATCTTGATAAGTGATTTCACTCACTTTAGTTATATTATTCATGTTATCCTCCTTCCAGGAGTTATTGCCTAAACAACAAAATAATATTATTTTTTAATTCTTTTAGAAGAGGTTTTTTTAACCTCTTCTTTATTAGTTTCAATCGGTTTTCCTGATAAATCAATTTTTTCAGGAACTTCTACTTTTACCACATAACCAGCACGTACCAAGTCTTTAGCTACTACTTCATCAGTAATATCTTTAATTTCATTTTTAGTCATAGAAACTTGACCTGAAAAACTTCTTAATGCTTTATACATCATAATTTTCACCCCATTTAGTTTTTATTAAGCTGAAGCCATTACTAATTTAGTGATTTGTTGAGCGTCTTGTACTTTAGAGTCAAACTCTAACCAACCAACTACTCCTATAGCATGTTGAGTAGCGTATTTTTCTCTTAAAACTTGAATATTCATATCTTCAGAGAATTTAGTTGCTAAACCTCTCATATCACCATAATAGATAGCTGTTTCTCCAGCTGCCATATCAGGCATGTTATCAGAAACATAGATTGGTTTTCCAAGTAAAGTAGTTCCGAATGGAGAAGTAATATCATCTTGTAATAAATATCTTCCAACATCATCTTTTAACAATCTTAAAGCTGTTCTAGTGTTTGGTGACATGATCCAAATAGCATTGTTTTGGAATACATCTTTAATATTATCTTTTAATTTAATTACTTCATCAGCTGTAAGAGCTGTAGCACTTGCAGCAGTCATTGAAT